AACATGCCGCGCTCGAAGTAATCCTTCAGGTAATTCAACATTCGCTCTTTGCTGGAGTGGGTTGTCACCCATCCAATGCTGTTCGATATGCCAAAACTATCATTTCTGCGCCACAGATAGTGTTGCATATTGCCCAAAACGTCGTTTAGGTGCCTCGCTTCTGAGGCTGGCAAGGCTGACGCCAGCCTTCTCAGGTTCCTCATCTCGTTAATCACGGCCTGACCGGGGCCATTGACCTCCAAGTTCAGCAGCGAATTGCCATAGGCACCTGCCAAATAGCAGATCACCCATGCAAACTGGAAGGTATTTAACTCGGAAGTGGCAAACTCTGCGACCTGATCCATGCCATCGGCATAGCAGCGGTACACCTGAATGCAGAATCTGTCTGCCCAATCCGACGATCCATACGCCGGGTCAGCGCCAATGACGTAATAAGCGTTCGCCACCGGCTCTTCCCAAATCTTTAAGGTGGCTAGTCGCTCGGTACTTTGGATCAACGTCGTGTCTTGGAAGTTGGCACCCATGCTAAAGCGATAAGACACGAACGCTTCACGCTTGGCTTGCTTCATGGCGTCGGTACACCGGGCGGTAGAGAAGAAGGATGTTCCCGTCATCACAAAGGCGTAGTCCTCTGTGGGTGGAAATTCCTGATACATCAGGCCATCGTCCTTCAAGCCTTCATGCAGCTTCCAGCGCCACCACGCAATCTGTCGAGAATTGATCTCGTAGTTGTACATCTTGCGGATGTCTTTCGTCCATTCCTTCTCTTCAGGCGAGAGCTTGCCATCCCAATAGGTCTTGTACACATCCGACTTGGGATCAGCGGTATAGAGTTGGTTACGCCACCAGCCACAGAAAATCGCTTTCTGTGTTCGCGCTCGTTTGGCAGTAGTCCACATGTCGTGAAACATGTTGAAGCCTCGCGCCGTACTCTCAAACATGTAGTAGCGCAGCGGGTTGGTTTCAGCCAAGGACGCAAGCAGTGACGCCAAGCCTTCTTCGTCGCCCCATGAAGACGTTTCCGTGCCATGCAAGAAGGTAATGCCCTTGCCTCGACCCAACCCACCTTTGGCGCGAGTACCTGCCACCTGATAAAACATGCGGCTTCGGTTTTGCAGCACCAACTGATTTCGGTTGTGACTCATCAGCGGAATCTTGTACTGCTTTGGCAGGCCATCCATGTACATCGCCAGCGTACTTCTAAACTGTTCCCGGTTCTCTTCCGTGTCAGTTGTCAGGGTGCCTTGCATTCCGGGATGGATGAAGTGCCAGTAAAGATCAAGCGCCAGAGAAATAGTAGTAATTCCAAGCTGCCGTCCTTTCAACACCACAAAGAAGTGGATGTCATCTTGCAAGCCCCTTGCTACTTCATCCATGACGTAGGTCTGGCTACCAAGCAGGCTGTCGCCCAAGGTAATCATGCCCTGTTCTTTGGACTCAATCCTTAACTGGCTACAAAAGCGATAGAAACTCTTGCGATCAAATTGCATGAATGGTGTATCCGTAGTGTTTGGCAAACAAGTTGTACACCGCCTCTTCCCCAAACATCTCTTTCGTCTGTTCTTGCGACAGCTTCCAAAGCATCTCGCCATTGGACAGCAACTGCCTAAAGCGAGAGTGATGCCCGAATATCTTGGCAATATCCATCCCATCATGACATGGGCCAATGTGTTCGAATGAGAAATACTTCGCCACCTCATCCGGTGCAAACTTAAGGCCACAGCGTTCCAAGTCTTTCCTCAAGATACAGGTCAACTGGATGTCTTCATTCATCATGATCGGGTCTGGCATCTGACGCCGCATCACACCGTACTTGCTAGGAGCCTGCAAGAACTTCTTACTACGCAAGGAAAAGCCACCGTTCTGCACTACGGTTGCCTCACCTTTCCCCCACCACTGATAAAAATTATGAAACTCGCCATTGGCAAGCAACCCTGCATGGGTTAGGCCACCCACAAAGTCGTACTGCAACCACTCATCATTCCAATTCTTACCATCCAACGCCCATCCATCATGCTGCACAATCAGGGCGTACTCTGTATCAATGTAGTTATGCAGCGCGTACATCACGAACTCGCTGTAACCAAAGTAATCCAACCTTGCTGGCAGTATCTTCTGTGGCACGAACGTCACATCAATCTCAACATTCGTAATCAGCAACGGTTGCGATCCCGGCAATGCGGCTACCGTTCTCTTAATCGCAGGTATGGCAGTCGCACCCCTACCATCTCCATAAATGGCTACCACTGTGATGTCTTTATATTTATCTTTTTGCACGACGCCTCTCCGTCTCAAAGCCTTCCAAGTTCCAGTTAGCAATCCTGTACCGCGCCTCATAATCCTTGGCGCAGGCCAGCAACTCCCGAACGACCTCCGGCCTAAACACCTCTTTCCAAGTCGCTACCAACTCGCGCTTGGCTTTAGGAGTCGCTGCTGCTATCGCCTTCCTCATCTCATCTCGCAAGACCCGGCGCGATAACAGCAACTCCTCTTGGTATTTGTCTTCAGGACTCATCTGACGCTTGCGCCAAAGCCTTGATCTCTTTGATGGGAATATCAAACGCATCATGCACCGCCAAGATAAAGTTCGCCCCCACCGCTAACGTGCCACCCCTGATCTTCGATAACGTCGGCCTCTTCACTTGCAAATGCGCCGCCAGCGTCGAATCATTCTTTAACCGATACGTTGCCAGCAAGTAATCCAGCAACTTGTGCGGCTTCCTCACATACTCCTTCTCCATAACCCCTCCTATTCAATCCTCCACACACGAATCCCATCACCCTCGCGCCGACACACAAACTTCTTTGCCATGCGCTTACCCCGAATACGGTTGTAATTACACAAGACATTCATGTTTCCACCCGGCACATGGAAACTCTCTCCCACCTGCAATTCCTCATACGGATAGTTGTGCCGCACCTTCCCATCCGGCACAGGCACCGCACTCGTTATCTCATACATCCTCTTCCCCCTTCTGCGGCTTACACGCCCTCAAATACCAAAACCCTAAGACCACCACCAACGGCGCACTCAAACCCCATACCGCCAAGGCAATCATCAATACACTTAACACTGTATCCATCACCACCTCACTTGTGAACCTAGTGTGAATATAACACACACAATCTAGAAAACGGGATTTTCCTTGGGGCGGGGATGGAAATAGGGCGCGCAACCACGGAGGGTCAAGACCCATCGCATTGCCACAAAGATAACTACACAATCCCTATCGCCTGCCCGTTACCAATAGGTCAGACCTATGCCTTTGTCATAACGTCAATTGCATGAATGGCACCATTAACCCTTTGTCAATTGACCAATAGACAATGTTGCATGGAAAACAACCCTGCTACCCCTTGTTAATAAATATGTAAGGGAGCGAGGATTGACAATATACGCAACATTGCCACTACGACAATCCCTAATAGATTACCTATATCCCTATATACAAGCCAATAGAAAAATATATACATATATATATATAGATGCCCCTTGACTTAATACATACATCGACTAACATGTGTACATACGCACTGCGTATATTCCTAACTAAGCAAAGGGGCATCAAATGAAACAATCAACTATCGCAATGCTCGTTTTTCTGGCTTTCACTATTTGGTCATTGGTTTTCACTGTACACGGCGAATTTCTATGCTCATTCGCTGCACTAGCTATTGCTTTCATTAGCTGGCTAGTCGGTATTACGTTAGAACGCGAAGCTAAGTAACTGCAAACGACAATCAACTAAGGGGCTAATTATGAAAATCGATATTGCGCAGCAAATTACCGATCGCATCATTTCCGAGCTAGAAAAGGGTGCTACGCCTTGGGTGAAGCCTTGGCGTTATCTCAAGGGGCAGGCAGGGCAGGGGATGCCATTCAATCCTGCCAGTGGCACTGTGTATCGCGGTATCAATCACTTTTGGCTGTCAATGCAACCCTTTGCCATTCCCTATTACTTGACGTTTAAGCAAGCGCAACAGTTAGGCGGCACTGTACTCGCCGATCAGAAGGGAACGCCGGTTGTCTATTGGAATGTTCACCGTAAGGAAACAATCGGCGATAAAGGCGAATCGGTAACTTCTGCCTATGCTTTTATCAAGCATTACTATGTTTTCAATATTGAACAATGCGAAGGCATTGAACTTCCTGCTATGCCTGAGATTCCAGAAGTTGACTGGAATGCTTGCGCTGAAGCGGATTCAATCGTTACTCGCTTGCAATTGGCAGGCGGTTTAACGCACGCAGGCGATTCTGCGTACTACCGACCTTCAACCGATGCCATTGTAATGCCACCGCAAGCGGCATTTGATTCTCGCGAGAACTATTACGCCACTTTGTTACATGAGAGCGTTCACGCTTCAGGCCATGAAAAGCGATTAAAGCGAATCACGCCTGCCAGATTCGGTAGCGAAAATTATGCTTTCGAAGAATTAGTTGCGGAACTTGGTGCCGCTATGCTTTGCGCCAAGTGTGGCATTGATGGCGATTTGCGACACGCTGGTTACATTGAGAACTGGTTGCAAGCA